ACGCAAGGCACCGCGGCGTCACCCTGAAAGCGGTCCAGAAGGCGGTTGCGCGCAAGCGGATCAAGCTCGAATCGGACGGATCGGTCGATGCGGCGCGGGCGGACCGCGATTGGACGGCGAACAGCGACATCGCCGGGGTCTTGCCCAACATCATCGGCGGCCAGAAGCAGGCCTACCGGACGGCCAGGAGTATGGTTGCAGTTCCGGAGGTCGCGTCAGTGCCGACCAATCTGGCTGGCGATCCGCTCAGTGTCTACATGAAGGCGCGCGCGGTGAAGGAAACCTTCAACGCCAAGAAGGCGCAGCTCGAATATGAGCTACTCGCCGGGAAGCTGATCGACAAAAACATTCCCAGGGAGTCAGCTGCAGCGTTGCTTCAGATGGTGAAAGAGCATGTGCTCGCGCAGCCGGATCGTCTCGCGTCCACCCTGGCGGCAATTAGCGACACCCCCTCGGCGCATAAAGTCCTGTCGAACGACGGCAAGGCCTTGTTAGTGCGACTCAGCAAAGCCGTCGCCGACAGCGGATTCTAATCATGTCTTCATTTCTCGGCGATGTCGGCGCGGCGCTCCTCCTCCCGCCGCGCGACATGACGGTATCACAGTGGGCAGACGAGAACCGTGTGCTCACTGGGGCCGCATCGGCGGAGCGCGGCCAGTGGCGTACGCGCCCGTTCCAGCGCGAGCCGATGGATGTGTTGAGCCCGGCGCATCCGTCCAAGATGGTCGTCCTGCTGTCCAGCGCCCAAATGCTGAAAACAGAATGCCTGCTCAACTTCCTCGGCTTCATTGCCGATGTCGATCCGGGCCCGGCGCTGGTGGTGGAGCCCCGCATCGAAGACGCCAAGGCGCTGTCGAAGGATCGTGTGGCGCCGATGTTTCGCGCGACGCCGGTGCTGCGTGGCAAGCTGGCCACGGTCAAAAGCCGGGACTCCGACAACACCGTTCTCCACAAAGCGTTTACGAACGGCTCGGGCCACGTGACCTTTACGGGCGCCATCAGCCCGAGCGGTCTGGCCATGCGGCCGATTCGCTACGCCTTGCTCGACGAGGTGGACCGGTACCCCGCGTCGGCTGGTACTGAGGGCGATCCGGTTTCGCTGGCCATCCAGCGCACGGCGGAGTTTGAGCACAACAAGAAGATCCTGCTGTGCTCGACGCCCACTATAAAAGGATGCAGCCGGATCGAACTGGCCTGGCTGCAGAGCGACCAGCGCGAGTATTTCGAGTTGTGCCCGCACTGCGGTGAGTTCCAGGTACTGGAGCTGGGCGACGGGGTGGAGGGTGGGCTGGCCTGGCCAGAAGGGCATCCTGAGGCCGCGCAGTATCGCTGCCGCCACTGCAAGGCGCTGATTCCGGAACACAAGAAAGCCTCGATGGTCGAGCAGGGTGGCTATCGGGCCCAGAACCCGGGCTCGCTCATCCCCGGCTTCCGCGTCAACCAGCTCATTTCGCCGAAACGAAGCTGGGGCACGATCGCCACGGAGTTTCTGGCGGCGAAGCGCTCGCCGGAGACGCTCAAGGCGTTCATGAACACGGTCCTCGCCACGCTGTGGGAGGAGAAACACGAAGTCGTCGCCGACGCGCACGCGCTGTGGAATCGCTGCGAGCCGTTCGCGGCCGAGGTGCCGGAGGGCGCCTGTCTGCTCACCGCCGGCGTCGACGTCCAGGCCGACCGCATCGAGCTGGAGATCGCGAGCTGGGGCAGGGATGAGGAGTCGTGGTCGGTCGCCTATCACGTCATCCCCGGCGACATCCTGCGCAACGAAGTGTGGGCGGCGCTGGACGAAATCCTGCTGTCGATTTACACGCATGAGAACGGGCAGCAGCTGCGGGTCCAGGCGGCGTGCATCGATTCGGGCTACAAGGACGCCACCGTGCTGCGCTTCACCCGCGACCGTTACAACCGGCGCGTCTTCGCGACCAAGGGGCGGTCCGGCGACGGGACGATCTGGCCACACAAACCCAGCCGCAAGAACCAGACGCCGTTCTTCATGATCGGCGTCAACGCCGCGAAGGACGCGATCCACGATCGCTTGAAGGTAAAAGAGACCGGCGCCAGCTTCTGTCACTTCCCGCTGGGGCGGGACCTCGAGTACTTCGAGCAGTTGACTGCGGAGAAGAAGTTCATCCGATATCACAACGGCTTCGCGAAGCACGAATGGCGCAAGGCGGATGGGGCCCGCAATGAAGCGCTGGACTGTCGGGTTTACGCCTATGCGGCACTGAAGTCCCTGGGGCTTTCCGGAGCGCAGTTGAATCTGTTCTGCGACCGCTTCGCGAAGCACGGCCGGCGAATCACCAGCGCGCCGCCGCCGAAGGCACCGCAAGAGCAAAGCGCGGAGCAGCCGCAGCCGGCGCCGCGGAGGGACTCGGGCGCCAACGCGCGGAATCCATTTCTCAACGGGCCGGGTGGTCACTTCCTGGGCGGCCGCCCCAACTGGTTCGGGCGGTAAATGACATGGCCATCGCACTCGCAGACCTGCAGGCACAGCGCGACCAGCTGACATGGATGATCGGTCGCGGCGTGCTGAAGATGACCGTCGACGGACAGCATGTCGAGTACGCCTCCACGGACGCGCTCTTGAAGGCCAGAGCGGCTCTCGACGCAGAGATTGCGAATTTGCAGCCGAACGCCACGCCCAGTTTCTCGCTTGGCCAGTACTCGAAGGACGGCCGCGGCAACTGGCCACGCGACTAACCCTATGAATTTCATCGACCGGGCAATCGGGTGGGTATCGCCGGCGGCGGCGTTGCGGCGTGTGCAATATCGGCGCGCGCTCCAGGTTGCCGAGGCGTTCTCCTATGACGGTGCGATGCGGGGGCGCCGGACCGGCGGCTGGATCACGTCGAATTCGGATGCCAACCGGGAGACCTTCGGCTCCATGGTCTGGTTGCGCGATCGCGCCCGCGACCTGGCCCGCAACAATCCCTACGCCACCAAGGCTCTGTCGGAGCTCGTCGGTGCCCAGATCGGGACGGGCATTATTCCGCGCGCCAACACCGGCGACGATAAGCTCAACGTCCTGATCGATCAGAAGTTCGAGCGCTGGGCCACGGATTGCGATGCCGATGGCCAGTTCGATTTCTTCGGGATCCAGTGGCAGGTGGCACGGGCCGTGGCAGAGAGCGGGGAGTGCATCATCCGGTTCCGGCCACGGCGGCCGGGCGATGGAATCGATGTTCCGTTCCAGCTCCAGGTGCTGGAGCCGGACTACCTCGATCACAACAAGACTCTGTCTCTCGACACCGGCACGATCATCGAAGGCGTCCAGTTTGACAAGATTGGGCGGCGCGTCGCGTATTGGATGTTCGGAAATCACCCGGGCTGCCTGACCCTGACGAATTGGCAGGCTGGGTTTATCTCCAAGCCCATTCCCGCCGAGTCGGTGCTCCACGTATATAAAAAGGACCGGCCCGGTCAAGTCCGAGGCGTGACGTGGCTGGCGCCGGTGATCCTGAAGCTCCGCGACCTCGACGAATACGAGGACGCCGAGTTGGTCCGAAAAAAGATCGAGGCCTGCTTCGCCGCGTTTGTCATCTCGCCGGACGGCTCGATGATGAACCTGACGGAAACGAGCACGGACCCCATCACCAACCTGCCGACGGAGTTCTTGGAGCCGGGCGTCATCAAGCGCCTGCGGCCTGGCGAGGACGTGAAGTTCGGGGCGCCGGCCAACAGCGCGGGCTACCGGGATTATCGGGCGACGCAGTTGGGCTCGGTGGCCGCCGGCTTGACTCTGCCTTACGAACTGCTGACCGGCGACATGAGCGCCGTCAATTATTCCTCGTTTCGCGGCGGCATGCTGGGGTTCCGCAACACCATCGAGGCCTATCGCTGGCTGTGCCTGGTTCCGCAGCTGCTGCTACCGGTCTGGAAGAGGTTCATCGACATTGCCTTCATCGCTGGCGAGATCCCAGAGCAAAACTATGGCGTTCGATTCACTCCGCCCAAGTTTGAATCGGTGGATCCGCTCAAAGATGCAATGGCCGAGAAGGTATCCCTCCGTACCGGGGCGCTCACCTGGCCGGAGATGGTGGCGAGTCATGGCCAGGATCCCGACGGCCAGTTGAGAGAGCTCATCGCCTGGAACAAGAAGTTCGACGACGGCGGCGTGATCCTGGACGGCGACCCGCGGCGGACCAGCGATCGCGGCCAGATCAATGTGCCAACCAAAACACAAAGCCCAGAACTGGAGAAAGACAACAAGTCGTAAGGGGCATTTCCGAAGTCCTGCGGTAGCTGGCACACAAACGCGTCACACCCCCGCCGCCCCCTCTTCTTTTGCGGACTCGGCGAATTCAACTTAGCGATCAGGAGGGTCCACATTCATGGAAGACACCACTACTGCGGCCGAATTGACTGGCGCCCCCTTGGGGCCACCGGCCCACACGCAGGTCGAGACATTTTCTGCTTCCTTCGCTCCCGACACCTGGGACGACGGAGATTCCACGGTCGACTGCGTCTTCTACAGCGGTGCGATAGTACCGCGGGTCGATTTCTGGACCGGAGAGCCCTACGACTTGGTGCTCAGCCTCGATCCCGGTGCCATCCGGATGGACCGGCTGAACAACGGCGCGCCGGTCGTCGACAACCACAATACCTTCGGCAGCATTCGCGATCAGTTGGGCGTCGTGAAGCCCGGCACCGCGCGGGTCGAGAAGGGTAAGGCGGTCGCAACCCTGCAGTTCAGCCAGCGCGATGAGCTGGCCCCGCTGCGCGCTGACATCAAAGCTGGCATCGTCCGCAACGTCTCGGTCGGGGCTCAGATTGTGACCAAGAACGAGACGACGCCGAAGGGCCAGGACCGTAAACAATTCACGGCGATCGATTGGGAGCCTTACGAAATCTCGCTCACCATGGTGCCCGCCGACGCTGGCGCCGTGCTGATGAGCGCCGCGGCCGCAAGGCCGCAGAACGAAGTCGTTGAAGCCACGGCATCCGCTGCGGCAGCGACGCGGGCAATCAGCCCAAAGGAGCAAAAGCCGATGGAGAATGCAACCATCACTGCGGGCGCCGGTGCCCGCTCGGAAGAGTCCGCGGCGGTCGTACAGGCGGTGGCACTGCCGGCCGTGGATGAACAGAAACTGCGGGACGAGGCCGTTCAGGCGGAGCGCTTGCGGGTCGTCAAGATCCGCGAGATGACGCTGCCGTTCCAAACCCAGCTTGGCGAGCGGTTCAGTTTCGAACTGATCGACAGTGGCGCTTCCAGCGAAAACGCGGGCATCCGCATCCTCGAGCGCCTGGCGGCCCTCGGGAAGGCCGAGCCGCCGACGGATCCGAATCAGCCCGGCAACGCCACCGTCACCCGTGACGCGGCCGACACCATGCGCGAGAGCATGGCGGCGTACCTGCTTTACCGCGACAATCCATCCTCGGTAAAGCTCGAAGAGGGCAAGGGCCGCGAGTATGTGGGCATGCGGCTCAGCGAGTTGGCGCGCGAGTGCTTGGAGGTAAAGGGCGTCCGGACTCGGGGCATGAATCCCGACCGGATCGCACTGAGCGCGCTGACCACGACCGACTTCCCGGCGATTCTCGCCAACGTCGCCAACAAGACCCTGCGCGAAGGATACCTGGCGGCGCCTCGAACGTTCACCCAATTCTGCCGCCAGGTTTCGGCGGTGGACTTCAAGCCTGTCAACCGCGTTCAAATGTCCGACCTGCAGGCCCTGCAGCCGCTCAACGAGTCGGGTGAATACCACCGCGCTCCGTTGAGCGATTCCGTGCAGACCTACTCGCTCGCCACCTTCGGCGAGGTCGTGGCCATCACCCGCAAAGTGATCATCAACGACGATCTGCAGGCCATGACCCGGATTCCGTTCCAGCTCGGCGTGGCTGCGGCGCGCCTCGAGTCCGACACCGTGTGGGCCGTGATCACCGGCAACCAGGTCATGATCGAGGACGGCAACGTCCTGTTCTTCGCCGCCCACAACAACCTGTTCACCGGCGCCGGGTCTGCGCTCTCGCTGACTTCCCTGGCCACTGCGCGGTCCAAGTTCCGGCTGCAGAAGGGCCCCAAGGGCACCTACCTCAACCTGGAGCCCACCTTCCTGATCGTTCCGACGGCGCTCGAAACGGCCGCCCTGCAGTTGATCGCGCCCATCAACCTGGTCGCGACCACCTCGGTCTCGAACGTGATTCCGGAGTGGATTCGCACCTTGAATCCGGTCGTGGAACCGCGTCTCGATGCCGCATCGAGCACGGCCTGGTATCTGGCCGCCAAGCCCACGATGATCGACACGATCGAGTTCTGCTACCTCGAGGGTCAGGACGGCGTGTACATCGAAACCCGTCAGGGCTTCGACGTGGACGGCTTCGAAATCAAGGCTCGTTTGGACTTCGCATCCGCCGCGATCGATTTCCGCGGCCTGCAAAAGAACGCCGGCGTTTAGGGGCGGGCTAACAAGCAACCGGGCCGCCCCTCGCCGGACGGCCCACAGACATTCCAAGGAGACAGAGGATGAACAACTACATTCACAAGGGATGGTCCCTTACCCTCGTCCCGCCCTATTCCGGTGTCGGCGGGGGCGGAATGAAATCCGGAAACCTGTTCGGCGTCGCGGCCGGCACATTCACGGTAGGCGTGGCCGCGCAGTTCGATGTCGTCGGCGTGTTCGCGCTGGTCAAGGACGCGAGCACGTTCTCCCAGGGCGACCTGGTCTATTGGGACGACGTGAACAAGGTCGCCACCAGCACGGTCGGTGCCAATTTGCTCATCGGCGCCGCCGAGCTCGCTGCGCTCACCGGCGATGCCACGGTCCAGGTGCGCCTGTTTGGCGTGCCCGGCTTCAGCGGCCAGGTGAACGGCGTCAAGGTCGCCCACATGCTGTACAACTTCGCCGTTGACGGCGGAGCAAGCTGCACGCCGGCGAACAGCGACACGATCCCGAAGGATGCGGTTGTCTTCGGCGGCGTCGCCAACTCGACGGCCGCTGTGACCGCTGCCGGCGCGGCGACCGTGGCGATTGGCACTTCGGCTGGCTCGGCGGGTAACTCCGTTCTTACGGCCACCGGTAAGGCGTCTCTCAGCCTTGACGCCGTCCTAGCCGTGACTGCCGCGGCCACCCCGTTCAAGATGAGCGCGGCTGGCCAGCTCGCCATCACCGTCGCCACCGGACCCCTGACCGCCGGCGTGATCGAGGCGTGGGTGCTCTACGCCGTCGCTTCCAACGACTAACCGCCAACCACCTGAATCAAGGGGCCGGGTCTGCGCCAGCCCCCATCGAAGGAATCATGCCCGGTTACAAATACCCCGATCTCGTCCCTGACATGGAGCTGGCCGCCGTGGTGGATGCCGCCCTGTCACGCCTGACGACAGCAACGACCTGGCCTATGCGACCCGGTCGCTGTGGGTCGGTGGCGCCGGCAACGTCAAGCTGATGCCGGTGAAGGCGTCGGCTCCCGTCACGTATTGCGGCATTCCGGCCGGGACCCGGCTCATGGTCAGCGCGTCGCGCGTTTACGCGACCGGCACGACCGCCACCAACATTCTCGCCGAGTACTGACAGATGAGCAGCTTCGTCACGCCCCAGGACACGCTCGCCCAATCCTGGCTGCAGGCCCTGCGGTCTCAGATCGCGGCCTGGGGGCAGCCGGTGCTGTATCAACCGGGCGGCCCGGCGGCGGCACCGCAGACAGTGCTGGGCATCTGGCGCGACAGCACGGAGATTCAACAGGCGGCGAGTGGCATGTTTGGCACCTTGCTGGTCTGCCTGCCGGACTTGCCCTTCGATCCGGCGAAGGGCGATCTGATCACCAAGGACGGCCACGTTTACCAAGTCGCCGACGCCTCCGTCGACGGCCGCGGCCGCGCGCGGCTTTATTTCAGGTCCATCGAATGATTCAGACGCGGATCACATTCAACGGCTCCAAGGTGCGTCTCGGCCCCGGCATCGGGTTCAAGAAGTACCAGATGCTCACGCTCGGCCAATACGCCCTGGACACCATCAAGGCGCGCGTGACGAAGGGCATACGCTCCGACGACGCGCCGATGAAGCCACTGACGGATCGCTACAGGACCTTTAAGGAACTCATCGGCCTGCAGCCGATTCGGGATCTGCACGGTCCGGGCAAGACCACTTACATGGCTCGGACCTACGTCAAAGACGCGGCACAGCATTTTGGCGGCAAGGTCAGGGGCTGGAGGAATGGCCTGGTCAATCCTTTTGCGTTTAACGCCCGGAACAGACTGCCGCATGCCGGTGGACGCCCCTACATCACGACCCAGAAGGACATCCGCTTCCGGAGCGCCGGCGGCGGGGCGCACATGCTCGACAACTTCACCGTGCGCTATGCCGATGAGCTGGTCGTCCGCATGGACATCACGGCACAGTGGGCGCGCGACCGCGCTCGCGGCAACGAGATGCGTGCTCCGTGGTTTGGCATGTCGCCGAACGACGTCCGTGCCATTGCGCTTTATGCGCAGAGTCTTTTTCACGCCAACGTGACCGATCTGGCCGTGCGGCTCAAGGTCCAGAGCGGGCCGGCGGTCTGGATGAGCCCACTGGGGTCGCAGGACGAGATGTTGCGAAAGGTCGCCTGATGCCTTCAACGAGGAAACTCGCCCGCGAGACGCTCCTGGCCGTGCTCGCGGACCCAGACACCGGCTTCAATGCGAACCTGGCCATCGTCGGGGCGGCCGATGGGATCGACAGCATCTTTCAGATTGACTGGACGACCGGCTCCGCCAACTTCTTCCAGGGCAACATCGCGCCGGATCAGATTGTCTCGGCCGACCTGATCCCCGACGAGGCCGGCGTGTCCGTGGCTCTCTACACGAGCGTCTCCCAGACCAACTCGGGCGATGAGCGGCAAAAGCCTTCGATCTTCTCCGGTAAGATTCTGCTCCACGTCGACTTCTATCTTCGGCGGCGCACGCTGCACATACTGCGCCAGGGCGACTCATTGCCGCCCGACGTGACCGGCGACATGGAGATCCTTCCCGATGCGATCGAGGACGCGTTTTTGACGACGGTGATGGCTCCCAATGTCGATTGGTTTCCGGTGAGCTTCAACGGTGACTTTCAGTGCTCGCGAGAGCCGTTCTTGTTCATGGGTGACGGCTGGCAAGCTCGAATTCCCTTTCAGCTGATGTGCGAGGTGCATGTATGACGTTTCGCTTTCTGGGCTCCGAGTCACTGGTCGGTGATTCGATCCGGCTCAATCGTTTCGGCCAGTCTGTAGAACTCACCGAGCCGCAGGCGGCCAACGCCATCCTGGGCGGCTGCCCGCTGGTCGACGATGAGACGTTCTGCCAGATCGGATTCGCCAAGGAGGACCTGAAGAAGTTCGCTTCCTCCGGATCGCACGGGCGGGCATCGGTCGAGTTTTTGGAGAAGAAGAAGGCTGCCCTCCTCACGGCTCACGCGCTGCGCGAGCGGTTGGAGAGCGGCGAGACGTTGACGGCTGCAGAGCCGAAGGGAGAATAACCGATGTCCAACTTTTCAAACACGCGGATGCAGCGGCTCTACGTCCAGCCGGAAGCGACGTGGGCCGTCATTCCAAACACCGGGGGCACAGCGACGCTGGCCGGCTCGAACTGCTGCCGCATGTCGTCGCTGGTCATCAACCAGACACAGCAGGAAATCGTCCGTTCCGATAAGACGGGTTCCCTGGGTCTGACGATGGGGCTACTGGGTCGGCGTGCGGCAACCTGGAGCGCCAAGATGTCCCTGGCGCCCAACGGCGCGGCCGGCGTGAAGCCGGACATGGACCCGTTCCTGGCGGCGATCATGGGAAAGCTCGCCGTCGTGAACACGGGCGTCTCCGTGGTCTATGGGCTGGACGACAACAGTCCGAGTGTGACGATCTGGGACTTCAATACGCCCGGAACCATCACGCAGCGTTGTGCATTGGGCGCGGTCGCCAGCAAAGCCAAGTTCGATATCGGCGTCGATGAGCCCCAGGTGGAGTTCAGCGGGCCAGCCGAGGCCATCCTGGACACGGACGTCTACGCGACGGCGGACACCGTCAGTAAGGGCGGCCTGACCCAAGCCAGCTTTCCGACAGAGCCAACGACGCCCGTGACGAATGGCGTTGCTCCGCCCGGATTCACCGGAGTCATCACGCTCGACGGACAGGCCTATGCGACGTTCCGGACCGGCTCGATCTCGGCCGACGTGGACCGCGAGTTGCCGATGGACGGCTTCAATTCCTACTACGGGCTGGCCCCAGCGGCCGGCCTGCGCAACGTCGCTGCGGACTGGTCGATGTATGACGACGACTCCGCGGTCCTTTCCGCCCTCAAGGTGAAGGCCTATGCCGGAACTCCGGTCAACCTGACTTTCCAGATCGGCACAGTTGCCGGCTCGATCTGGGTCTTCTTGCTCAAAAACGTGCTTCTGCCGAAGCCGCAGTACGACCTGAGCGGCAAGCGCCGCTTCGTGACATTCAACGGGGCGCGCACCCACGACACGACCATCGGCGCAAAGGACGCCTTCCAGATCACGGTACAATAGCCATGAATATCAAGCCCACGTTTACCCAAGACTCCCAGATCAGCCCCGGAGTCCGTTTCACCATGCGGGTGCTCAACCAGATCACGCGCGCCGAGCGCGATGCGGATCTGGTGGAAGCCCGCGCGAGCATCGCGGAGCTCGCCGCCGAGATGCAGCGGCTGCCCGATCCGGATGAACCGATCCGGCGCATTGAGGCAGCCGCGAAGGCGGAGGGGCGCGAGGCCACTCCCGAGGAGCAGGCTCAGATTCGGGCCATCGAGTCCAAGCCCGAGACGATTGGGCAGCGGGTGGCCCGCAACAAGCTCGACCACCGCATTGGCCTGATCATCAATCGCGAGCTGAAGCCGGCCTATATCCGGGCGAGCCTGGTGTCCATCGAGGGCTTCGAAGTGGAGGGTAAGCCCGCGGCCAAGCCCTGGGAAAGCCTGATCCGCAACGCGCCGGATGAACTGATCGACGAACTCTATCTCGCCGCGAACCTCAACTCTGGCCTGACCTCGGAGCAGGAAAAAAACTCGCAGTCGCCCTCGCCTTCACCCGCAGCGGAGGATGGGGGCAGGAGCAGTACGACTGTCAACTCTGCCGCGAGCGCTCCCACCACATAGAGCGCAACTGCCGGAAGCACTTTCCGGACGATGTGGACCGCAATGCGCAGGGGCGCTATGAGCCCCGGCGCGAGTGGTGGTTTCCCGAGTACCGCTGGGGCGACCTGCAATTCCGGCTGGACGACATCTCCTCTGCCGAGTGCCCAGTGTCTCTGATCACCCCGCGCAGCATGTGGCTGGTCCAATTGCTCTGCTCCCAGAGCCGGGTGAAGGAGGCCACCGGCGCGGCGCTGTTTGGGCCCCACTCTGGACGCTGGCCCGCGTGGTGGTTCGACGCCGTGGACATCTTCCAGCGCATCGCCGGCATGGAGAAGGAAGCCGCAGATCGAGAAAGCGAAAGTCGGCGGCGATAATGTAACAGCATGATCTTGGGCTCATTGCGCTGCTTCCAGTTTCCGATCAAGGCTAAGGGCCCTCCGCCCACTTGACCTGTTCCCGAAGTGCCACATTCCACCCAGAATCTGCTCGGGGGGCTGATGACTCTGGTGACAAGGTCTATTTTGAGCTTTGTGATTGGATTTGCAGCGCAACAGGATTCGAATTTCCGCGCCGGAAGCAAGAGTTGCTACCCCACATCGGTAGGCGCAACGAGGCTGTTGAATCGGGTTCAATGGCTGGCAGCCAAGAAGAAACCCACCCTCGGATCTTGTCCGCTGGCTCAGCTGACAGACCTTCCACACCAGCATGCCTCCGCCAAGGAATAGTCGCATTCGCTACGACCCGCATTCGCAAGACCGTTGACATCGGACATATTCACTTCCATAATCCTCTTGGTCCAGCGAGGAATTGGAGGCCAAATTGACTTTGATATCGGGTAATGGTATTCGAATCATTGCTATTTTCTCAGTAATGATTGGACTTTCCGCTGTCGCGCATTCGCAAACTTCCGCTGCGCCGACCCCGCCCCAACCCAGCGTTGCGCCTGCAGCAGGCGGTTCGATGAGCGAGATGCCGGAAATCCTCGTGGCCCCGCTGTTCATCGAGGCAAACGGCTACACGAGCAGCATTGTGGCGGTGAATGAGCTGACTTTCGCCGTGTCGGCGGACGTGGTGCTTTTCGACCGGAATGGCGTCCAAATCGTGTCGAAAACTGTCAACTTCCCGCCGCACTCGCAGTTGGCATTCGCGGTCGCCGAACTGTTGCGCCTGGGGAACTCGGCGGAGACGATGGGCTCTGTCGAGATCCATGCCGATCCGGCCAAGGTGTACACTATGGCCATCGCGGCGCAGCTCTCGATTACCGGCTCCGGCATCAATGCCGGCCAGCACATCGAAGAGGAATTCGTCATGTTGGGCATGAAGGGCTCCGGCGTATTGCACTCCGCAGGCACCGCGCTTGCCGGGCAGCCGGTCGTCGCGCTCAAGAACACGAGCGCGGCGGCGCAGACTGCCACAATTTCGTGTCTTGCCGAGAATGCTGGAGCAACCCAGCAACAGGTGCCGCTTGGAGCGGGTGGCTCCGCCTTCGTGCAGGCGTGTTCCAATTCCGTGAATCCCGCGTTCAGCGTGGTTGGAAATGGGCTGGCTGCTCCCACTGCGGCGCAGGCGAACCTCGGCGCGTTCGGCCTCTCGATCGCCGGCACAGGCACGCCCGGCACGTTGACGGCATTTGGCTTCGCCTGGCGCACCACGACGCGCGGTCCGATGCTGAGCTCCCAGAACTTCCTCGACGCCGGGCTGGCGCGGTCGGCGAACCTCGTCTTCACGGGCGTTCCCATTGGAGCGGCAACAGCCCTGCCGGGCGCCGCATTTACGCCTGAGGCGGCGGTGGCGAACTTCGGCGTGAAAGACGCCAACGCGACGGTCGTGTTCGCGCGCACGGACGATTCGGGTCCCACTGCCACGCCGGCGGCTACGGTCGTCGTTCCTGCCATGAGTTCGAAAACGATCCCGCTCCCCGCGCTCACCGGCGATCCGGGCCTGCGGAACTCGTTCATCGTTCAGTCCGATGCCGCGCCGGGTACTTTCTACGCCAGCATCGTATCGGTGGGTTCGTCCGGGTTCGACCTGGTCGAACAGATTGGCAAGGACCAGATGAGCGGTGAAAACGCCGGCAATCACCCCTGGTCGCTGACGGACGCCGATCAGGACGCTCTGCTCCTGATGTTCAATCACTCCACGACAGCAACGTACTTCAACGTCATGATCGGAAGCGGTGGCGTTCTCTGGCAGAACGCGTGGCAATTGGCGCCGATGGAGACGCGGGCCGTCAGCATCCGTGAGCTGATCGCTGACAAGGTGAAGGATGAAAATGGGGCGACCCTGCCGCAGAATCTCAATCAGGGCGAGATCAGCTGGTTCACTCCGGACCCAGGCGTGGGTAAAGGGCGGTTGGTGCAGATCGACCGCGCACCGCAACTAGTGGCGGGCAATATCCGGGTGACCCGCAACTTCAGTTGCGGGCAGGTTATTGTCATCTGCGGCGCAACACTCAACACCGTGTCCATCACCTTCCCGGCCGGGACGTATAGCACCTCCTACCTCGGAGCAGTGATCGCTGCATTATGCCTTTCAAATGATTTCGAGGACTGCGAGGGCCAGTCGCACGGTTCGGGCGGCTCAGGATACAGCTATCTTTGGACATCCAATGACACGACGATTGCAACAGTGAACCCGCCGGGCACATCGGCGACTGCAAACTTTTTCGGCGTCGGCCCCGGGCAGGGAAGCGCGACCGGTGAGATCAGCTCACACTACTGTAGCGGCGAAGGAAGCGGGACGCCGGATGTTCAGACCCCTAGCAGCCCGTGGCAGAAATGCCATTTTCTCGACCGACGTATTTTGCCGATCCGAGCTGGCGATTCACGCCGCGAGTCCTTCCGGATCTTCCCAA